GCCATACCGGCAGAAGATATCAAAGAAGCAACCAAGAACAATCATGCAGCAAGCATCTTGGAAACACTTCGCAAATCACTCTCTATTGACAATGTGTTGCAAAACGAATCAGTACGTGAGGCTGTTATTGACGGTAAACATCAAATCGAGCAAGCAAAAGCTGAGGCTGAAACATTGGCTGAACAGAACGCATCTCTCGTAGCAAGTCTACAACAACGAGACGCTGCATTAGCTCTAGAGAAGTTGACAGAAGGTCTACCAAATGCCAAGAAGAGACACATGGAGAAGGTGTTGGCAGGTAAGAATGCAAATTTTATTAATGAAAATTTCGAATACACATTGCAGATGTTCGAGAAGAGTGAAACTGACAAACTAGACGTCTTGAAAGAACAAGCCACAGTAGGTAAACGGGTCAAGGACCGAGCACCAGTGGATAAAAAACAAGTTGTAGCAGAGAGTGTCGACACACAAATAGCTCAAACAGAGCCGAGCAATTTACAAGACGGTAACCTATTTAACTCCTATATGGGGGAACTAGGTAGATCCTAATTTTTTAATGAGGTCGTATGACCTGAGTATGTAGAAGGTAATTATAATAATGTCACAGGTAAAACCCGCACAATCATATATCGATCAGGAACGCGCAGGCGTGCTTCTTGAGAAATGGGCCCCAGTGCTTGACTATAGTTCTGATAACGTCGCTGCTATCGAAGATGATCACTCTCGTTTGAACACAGCCATCCTCTTGGAAAACCAAGAAGCATGGTGCTTGAATGAGAACTCATACGGAGGTGGTACGCTTGGCGCAGGAAGTTCTTTTGGTCAGCTCGGAGGTCAGTCATCTGCTGGTGGTGGAGATCACTACGCAACAGGAGACAATCGTCTTCCCAAGATTCTGATTCCAATGATTCGTCGTACATTCCCTGAACTTATTACTAATGAAATCGTAGGTGTTCAACCAATGAGCGGTCCAGTAGGACTCGCTTTCGCAATGCGCTATAAGTACGAATCCGACAGTCTCGGTACCGGAATTGATGGTAAATCAATTCCGAATCCAACTGGCGCTCGTGCTGCATCTGCTTATGCAGATAATAAAGAAGCTGGTTATCAAGAACTTGACACTCGTTTCACAGGTGCTGAATCCGACGCTCTTAGCGGCGGAGACATCTTTGACTCAGAGCATCAAGATCAAGATTCTGGTGTTGCTGCGTTGCTACAAGATTACGAATTGACCGGAGATATTCCACAGATGGTAGTTTCTTTTGAAAAGACCGCTGTTGAAGCTGGTACTCGTAGACTTGCAGCTCGTTGGTCAGTAGAACTCGAACAAGACCTCAAGAACATGAATGGTATCGATATCGACACCGAATTGACAAACGCTATGTCGTATGAAATTCAGGCTGAGATCGACCGTGAAATGCTCATGAGAATGGTTCAAGTTGTATCGAAGCAGGTTCCGGAAAAGGTGTTAGCACCTGGAGCCCAGCAAGTGCTGATGGACGTTGGTTGGCCGAACGTAATCGTGACCTCTATGCTAAGATCATTGTTGAGGCGAATAGAATCGCTATCCGCAACCGTCGTGGTGCTGCAAACTTTTTAGTTGCAACTCCTCGTGTTTGTGCAATCTTGGAAATGCTCCCTGAGTTTCAGTGGATGCAAGTTCAAGGCAACGTGAACACCCAACCAGTGGGCATCGCTCGCGTTGGTAATCTTGGTGGTAGATTCAACGTTTACCGCGACACGCGTACTGAGGGTCAATTCGAAGCTGGTAATCGTACCACTCGTCTTGAGTACATCCTCTTGGGTTACAAGGGTCCTGAGTTTTACGACACAGGAATCGTGTATTGCCCGTACATCCCAGTGATGGTACAACGTACAGTCGGTCCTAATGATTTCGCACCCCGTGTCGGTCTGTTGACACGTTATGGTGTGGTTGACAACATTTTTGGAGCCAACCTATACTATCACGTTATTGTGTGCAAGGGTCTTGGAGATCATTTCACTCAAGAAGGTCAAACGTACCTCGGGTAAGTAAGTTCAAGTACTTCGAATAGTTCGTATAGATACTCAAAGCCGTTGAAATGATACATACGGCGATAAAACAATTTTTCGACTCTCACAGGTG